CACTCGATTTGTCGATTTTATGGGAACTGGATTTTATATGGTATTTTCCCGATAATTTCCCAAGTCCTGTTAACTGAAAATTATTGCCTGCAATTGCTAAGGTTGTGCCTTGCATTTCAATAGAACCTTCCATCTGATTCCCTGCCGATAAATGCATTATTGCCTTGGCTTTAGCCTCGGCTTGCTGTTTATTTTCGGCCTTCGTGTGCGTAACTCCTTCGTCTTGGTTCGCTGGCGTATCGCTTGAATACCCTTGTTCTGTTTTATATTTCTCAAAATCCAAGTTTGCCGTAACAGGTTCGTTTTTCTTTGAATTTTTAGATTTTACCGAGGCTGATTTTATCATTCCGTCAGCTTTATCTTTTAAATCCCACTTAGAAATCTGCGATTTATCAACTGAAAAACTTGTGTTTCTTTTTTCTACATCGTAAATTGACGTGAATGTAATTACATTTTCACGAACGGCAAATAAAACCCCGTATTCTTGCGAAATTCGCTTTAAAAAAGCCAAGTCAGTTTCTTTGTTTTGAGTTATACGGCCAAAGGTTATTTCTGGGATTTCGCCCTGAATTGTCAGATTATTTTTTGAGGCGACTTTTTCCGCAATTTGCTTCAAAGTTTTACTTTCGTGGGCATCTGATTTTTTCGTGCGTAATGAATTGACAATACCAGTTGCCATCCCTCGAATTGTGACCACGTCTGGCGGACCTGACAACCCGATTTCGTCAATTTCAAAAACCCCGCATTTTAAATTTTCGATTGTTACGGTTAATTTCGCGCCTTTTTCTGGATACCAACTATTTTGCCAACGCAAATCAACATCTTCGACCTGTATCTCAATTTCGTCTGACTCGCCTTCGGTTTTGTCGTTGTACGTCAATGACAGCATATACTTGTTGATGTCAGCAGTTATGTTCTTGTTGTTGTATAGGACGGTAAATTTTGGAGCTGGTATATTCATTTAATTATCGTTTCCAAGGTGGTAATAATTCACTATCGATTTGTATGTCTCCTTGCTCCAAGATAGGCACGATCACACGTGTTCCTGGCTCTAAGATAGGTGAAATAACAATGCTGGTATTCGCTTCAATTAATCCGTTAACCATAGAAGAATCGCCATAAGCTTTGAATGCTATGGTGTCCCAGCGGTCTCCTTGTTTGGTTACGTATTCTACGAAATTAGCCATTATATTCTGCGGATTATGGAATTATTTGAAATATCTAAATTTGATGAATTTAAGCTCAAAACCGAGCCGTTCAATTGCTGGTTCAAAATCTTGAATTCATTCACATCAGTAATTGGCAAAACTGCTTTCATATTTTGAACGCGAATATAAACGTCATTTATGGCCGCTGGCATATTTTCAGCCATTTCTTGCAGTTCCGAAACTTCGGACAATATTGATTGAACATTTGTCAAGCTGCCTTCAATATCAGTGAGTGATTTATTTATTTTTCCGCTCCAATATTCTGAACGGCTTGGAATGGCTTCGATTTTAGCCGTGTAAATACCAGTCAGCGTGGTCGATGTTTGAATGTTTGAAATCTCGGCACTCATAATCATTCCTTTCGATAACTTTGCGGGCAAAACCGAACGCACATTCGAATTTCTTTGGGAGGTTGCGAATGCTTGCTGAATGGCTTGTAATTCGGCTTCGCGCAGTGGATTATCGCTAAATGATTCTAGTAATTCAACCGACAAAGTGACTTCGATTAGATTTCCTAACGGGTCGGTAAATGAATTTACTTGCGAAAAATTTGGAATTACGAAAAAACCCAAAACGCGTCCATTACCCAAAATTAACGGCAGAATTTCCCTGTTTTGCATCGACAACCTCAACGCTTCAATGTCGGCTTCTGGGTTAGTGAATTCTGAATGCAGGTACATTCCAAATGAAATACTATCAAGATTGTCGCCAACGGCTTGCAACCGTGGCTTACCATTGATTAGTTCGTGTTGAGCGTAATTTACTCCTCTTTCGTGGGAGAAATTAGAAAAGCCTTTTAGCCCTTCAAAACGTATGTTTCCGAGTTGCGCGTACATTACAGATGAAAATTACTGTTTGAAATAATCATTTTTGAAAGGTCGTGTTTCACGATTTCTGGAATTCCAATGACGTTTACACTTATCCGAAAAAATACCGATATAATTAATTTTTTCATAATTTTTATTTTTGTAAATATAATGAAATTTTTGATATAAAAAAACCTCCAATTAAGGAGGTTTTTTTATTAATACGCCAATCTTTGTTTTCTTTGCATCTGACTTTCAATTTGTCGTATCAGTTCCGGAATCAATGCTTTTACTTGTGTTGCTACATCGCCTGAGCCCCCATTGATTACTGGCGCGAAATTCACGGTTACCGATGAATTACCACCACCGCCACGGCTCGCTGTTGGTTTAATCGCGCTTCCAATTCCTTTCGAAGCTCCTACCAACTTGGATTCGCCTTTTTTGATTCCATTGTGTGTGCCTTCAGTTATGTTCACCCCGTAATCCATAAAGACTTTTGAAGGAGATGCAATACCGAGAACGGTCTTGAATGCCGTTGCAATTCCTTTTCCGATTCCTTTGACGAAATCGAATAATGCCATCGCTTTGGATTTAATACCGTTCCACAGACCATTAATTATGTCGGCTCCGATGTTTTTAAACTTGTTTGGAACTAATTGCCAAGCCTTAATTACCCAGCCGATAGGACCAAGAAACAAGATTCCCCATTGTTTTATAAAATCTATTGCTTTCCAGAAGATCGCTTTGATTCCCGTCCATAAATTAGAAAAGAAAGCCGAAATAGGTTTCCAATATTTTATAATCAAGAACGCAGCCACGGCAATTGCGGCAACTATCCAAAATATTGGCGAAGTCAAAAAGGCTAAATTGGCCGCTTTTAATGCAGCTGACAAAGTCTGAATTCCCGTACTTCCTGCCAGTGCAGAAAATGCCATAGCATTCTGAACTGCTGTCACGGTAAGCATTAGTGTCCGGTAACCCTTCACGATTGCCATACCTGCCGAAATCACTTTGAATACGCCTCCAAATGCGAAAGCCGCTGCTGCAATTGCAAAACTTAACGCTGCCATTCCTGCTGCTGCTTTTAAAATTCCTTCGGTTAATCCAGGGTTTTTCGAAACCCAATCTGAAATCCTGTCGATTACAGGCGTGACCTGATTCATAAGCTCTTTTAGTCTCGGTAACATCGTGGTTCCAATCTTAGAAGCAGTCATTATTACACCGTCTTTCAAAGTTGAAAGCATTCCTTTAACTGATTTCGATTGAGCTTCAATACCTCCTGCAAACTTCACATTTCCAATACTGCATTAAATATTTTGTTCGAGATGGACGGGGATGACGTTCATTATTGGTTTGTCGAATCACTGAAACTACACGAAAAAATGAACCCTCCAGCAGAGTAACATAGAACCGCACCGATAACGGTTGCGGTTTTTTTTATATAAATAATTATGAGTAAAAAAACATTTGAAGTCGCATTACTCCTTACCGCAAAGGACGAAGCAACGAGAATTATTGCAGCGGCTGCCGCTCGACAACGCCAAATTATGGCAATGTCAGAGCGTGGAGACAGGGCCTTTGCAACAGGACGAACCGCTGGAACTATTGGCATAGGAATTGCAGCTGCATTGGCTTTACCGCTGAAAGCTGCGGCTGATATGGAATCGATGAACATCGCTTTGCAAACATCATTTCAAGGAAATCAAAAAGAAGCTAAAGCCGCTTTTGATGCAATCAATAAATTTGCCGCTAAAACTCCTTATGGATTGGAAGAGGTAATGACCGGGTTCATTAAACTGAAAAATATGGGGTTAGACCCATCAGAGCAAGCTTTGACTGCATATGGAAACACGGCTTCTGCAATGGGTAAATCGTTAAACGAAATGGTCGAAGCTGTTGCTGATGCTGCAACAGGCGAATTTGAACGATTGAAAGAATTCGGAATCAAAGCGAGTTCGGAAGGCGATAAGGTTTCATTTCTGTTCCAAGGTGTAAAAACTACAGTC